CCAAGCCATACCTGTTAGGGTATGGGCCCACCAGCAACAGCTGGATTTCTGGGGATTACTCCCCAGGATCACGGATGTTAGCCTATCTCTGATGAGAATAAGGCAAGCAAACGAGGTACCGTTGGTATTCGCACTCTCTTCAACTCGAGCGAAGTAGCTAGAGTCTTAGAAAACGATGACGTTTGCACGCCATCGTAAAGAGTAGTGCGATCCCATGTGGCGTTAAGCCAGTGGAAATAGCCACCGGTACCAGCCGAAACACTACGCCTCTTTTCAGAAAGGCGATGTGAAGATGTGTCGTTAGACACAAGCTGGTACTTGTAAGACGTATCCCCACCACCCCAAAGAACACTAGGAACAAGGCTTTTCAGCCAAAACCAAATCGGCTCGACCTCAGGGTCGAGACAACCGATGCCGCTCACTTCGGCCCATTTTCGCAGCTTATTGGCTACGTCAATGAGGTCTTCGAGAGCAGTAATTGGCTTCCTAATGTAGAAAGGAGTTATATCGAGTCCATTCCAATAATGACCGCCGCATGACTCACGAAAGGGCCCTCGAACGAACGATTTCTCTGTGTTAATAGAGAATCCGAAGAACGATAAGACCCATATGAGTTTATCAGCCATATCTGCAGAGCAGATAATATCATCACCGTAAACGGAAACGACTCCACGTGTGCCTGTAAACCAGGCTGTGGCTCGCGCTAGAACATAGAAGAGAAGACTCTCTAGTTCGAACGTAAACCCATTTCCCATTGAGGAAAACATGTGGTTCCGATGTTCCTCACCATCGATGATGGTGACATGACACCTAACAGCGTCAAGGTGGGTGAACCAGATCTCAGGAAGGAGAAGGGCTACAAGACCCTCAGTGACAGAATCACTCGCACTGGACAAATCCAGAGTTGCGAGCTTTCCTGACACTGATCCTTCATGAGCTAACGAGCGGTTTATTGACTGGTCGTTAAGGTTTATTCCGATTCGGCGTAGACAACCTCTGAAATGGCTGCCTATCCCCTTCTGGATGAACATATTCAGATCGGGCTCTTTGCAAGCTACACGATCTATATCGGTTTTCTTGGGAACGGTAAACAACACGTTGCCGGCAACAATCTCAGGATGGAGAATGTCACCTGCAGCAAGCCATCCGGGCATCTCTTCCTCAAGTGAGGTCCAGATTTCCAGACAGCGAGCTGTAACATGTGCTTTTCCGAGATACTTGAAGCCGGGTTGGCTACAAGTACGCTGACGACTTGTTGAAGCGCCACCGGAAAAGGACCCTATAAGGGCCTCAACAGGCGGTACTTCCCCAATGATATCGCATATGAGATTGCGACACCAGTCTACAAAGCTACCATAGGACACCCTTGGAAGAATTTGATAATCCTCGGGAGTTATTAAAATCCTATCATTGGTAGCAGCGTTATCCGCCTCTGTTGCGAGCCATTTAGTTATGGCACGCGTCCTACGTGTTAACGCAGGATCAGTTTGGTCAGATACGTATTTACTGAGCAACTCGCTCTTCAGGTAATCCGTCTTCACGGATGGTCTGAGAGCGAGAAGTCGGGATACGAGCTGGGAGGTCAAGTCGACCGGGAGTGCCGTATTGCGTAAACGCAATCCGCGGCTCTTGGTTGTCATGTGGTTGTCCAATCATAACTAACGGGGGCTGGGTATTCCCAGACCCCTTAAAGAAGAAAGCAAGAACGACGATCACGAAGGCAGTGATTGCCACAAGGGCAATCAAGCTAAGTGACTGAAGTCTTGCTCCTCCACCAGAGTCGGCGCCCATATTAGTAGGGTGCCGAGAGGTCCGTGACGAGTGGCACGATCTGGCCGCTGTTTCCCAACAGCGACTTCGTCAATGCCAAAACGTCCTGACGCTCCACGGTGCTGGAAGTAGGGTCGAACGAAAATGCGACGTCGACGTAAGCCGAGCGCACGATCGTAGGACGCGAAATTCCAGCAACAACGACGTCCTGGATAACGGGGATGGCCAGTTTAAGGGTCACCTTCCGCTTTCCAGTAGTCGTACGGTTGACGGCGAAAGAAACTGTCTTATCGCCGATCGGTACTCCCGTCGAACTGACGGTCGTCGCAACACCACCCACAATGTCCCGAGGGACAAAAGTGACGTCAGCGTCCGCATGGTCTTTGAGGACCAGGTTGGCAAGTTGAGTCATATATATGGCTTTCCTTCATGCGTTGTATAGCGCATGGCTGTTTCTAACCAGGAGGATTCCTAGGTTAGCTGGCGGACTAATGCTAAAGCATTGACCGCACGAGTGGTGGAATAGGGGGTGAAGTTAGCGTAAAACTCAGCCATCGGAAGATAGGCATGAGAATGACGCGTCATAGAAAACCCGACTACTTCGAGCCTTCCTGGATCAACCCAACCGTAACCGTAACCCGTCCAAGTTGGAATTACTTCCAAACTGTTCGAGCTTTCGATATGGTCAGTTGTCCAGCCCCCGGCGAATTGAAGGCCACAACCCGCAGTACAAGCCTGTAGAGTCTGGCCGACTGGAATGAACCAATCGACCACAAACGACCAGGGAACTAATTCCCAAGCTATACTGAGTGGGTTGATAAGACCAGCCTGATTAAGAGAGTACAACATGGGATTCACGATTGTCGCCAACAGAGTAGTTCGATAAGAACTCTTTGTGACGTTGTGATATTTATACATCCCATAGGGGCCATGGTGATCCACAACGGATTTTCCAGAACCCCGCCCTCTAACGACGTCTGTAATACTTGTCAGACGATCGTGAACAATCTGCTGAGCTTCATAGATGTCCTGCAGCAACGGTTTTATGCCGTAACTGTATTCTAACCATAAAGCAGCCGCAGATCTTGAGGCTGATCGAAGTCCACGCTTACCTGTCATCCCAGCCAAATTAGAGGCTGCGAGACGCAGGTTACCACGTTTCAGTGCATTAAGCATTGCTGCGAAACGACCTACCATGTGCGCGAACTCGTCGATAGTCTTGCGTGTCTGCCCTATATCAGCGCCGAGTCCCGCTTCATGCGAAGACAAGGCGTTGAGAGCAGTAGTAATTGACTTACTTCGAGCATTATCCGAATTCGGATCAGGCTCGACGTACCCATCAAAACACCCTCGACCGGGACTCAAATGGCTTTCGCCATAGAGATCGATCAGGAGATATTGATTTGGCGGATCACCCGCAGTCTCGTAACGTCTCCAGCGAGCTGGAGTATCTTCGAGAATCCTGAACACACTGCGAGTATAATTATACGCAGATTTGTGATCCCCATGATAAGGGGATGGTTTCCGAGATATGGCGTCGTTAACGGCTGCAGAGCCTATAACTTCGTCAACGTGATCGTTACTATAATACTTACCATATTGGCGATCTTCAACGATCTTATATCGAAGAAAAGTGCCAACCTGATTTGTATGGGCCGCAAGACTCATTTCGACTACCTTCGTGTACGTCCGGCTATGCCGAACTGCTTCAGCGGTGAAATGTCTTCAGTTCTTGGCGCTGTAAGGCGTTACAAACTTGGACAAATCACCTCTAACCGCATACCGCAAGCTCTCTTGGGTATGGAACGGGCTTACACCCCCCCATACTACCGCCAGAGCGAGTTGTGTGAGGTTAGCGAAGCAGATCCGACCCCCGTGAGG